GGGGGGGGTGTTGCGCGAACGCGACGTTGCGTAAGCGCGACACGCGTTGCATCAGCGCAACACACTACCCGTTGTGCGGCGCAACATCGATGGTATTGTCATCGACGTTTACGGCGTTGACGGTTTCGCGGTACCGATTCGCCATCAGGTGCGCGTCAGTGATGTTCACCTGAACGTTCACTTGCGCCTTGTTCTCTCCATACGCTTGCTGGTTCCACTTGCCAGCGAGCCATTGACGGTAACGCGCCCTGACGTTCGCCAGGTTCGCTGTAATCGCGTCAGCGCCATCAACAATCGCCAACCCTTGCTCCGCCAAAACGTGAGCCGCCCTCGCACGCGCACGCGTAAATTCTTCGCTGCGCTCAGGAGTCGTTTCCGTCCACGAATAAAACGCGCCCTCGCTAACGCCAAGTGCGCCTATTAACTCGGACACTTTTACGCCGCTCCCGATCTGCTCAAACAGTCCCTCTTCGCCGCCTGGAAACTTATGCACCGCACGATTCACAATCGACCTGAGTTCTCTACGCTTCGCGTTGCTCAATCCCGCGCCACGCGCTTCGCGCACCGCGCCTTCATCACCTTGCGCATCATTAATACCGCTCAAACGCGTCAGATCGCCCTCAGTTCGATTTTCTGCTTCCATCCTCACTCACCTACCTTTCGCTTGTTCCATCGCCTCTAACGCGCTTTTGCTCAACGCGTAAGCCTGTTCACTGCTTCCCTTGTACACCGGACCAATATCCTCTTCCGCCATCAGCGTCAACACTTCCGCGCCAGGCATTGCCCGTTTAATGCTTATCGCCTGCGTAAAAAACTCCTGCTGCAAGATGACCGCCACCTCGTCCATCGTCCAGCAGTCGCACTCAGGTCTCATTGCCGCGTAGGCGTGGACAGTTGCCGGATCAGCGCAAATCGCAAATACGCTCCCATCATCCCGCTGACCCTCCATCACATTCACCTGTAACGGTTCAGCGTTCACCGCCTTCGCTTCAGCCTCCAACACGTCAAACGCCCGCATCATCCCGCCACACGCTGACCTGTACGCCTCAACGTCTCTCGCTTTCCGCGCATCTCTACACCGCCACAACTGCTTCCAAAACCTTAACCGCGTTTCCTCGCTCACGAGTTCCGCCAAACGATCCAAACCCCAAACCTTATCCGCCTCACGCTTCCTCTTCATCACACTGACCGCCACACTATTCATCGCCAACACGATCTGGTCATCCTCTTCAAACGGATTCTTTAACCGATCCTGTGATCCGCCATACAAACCATCTTTCACCTTCCCGCGCTTATCTTTTGCCGCCATAACCCAAATCCTTTCTCTTTACGCTTTCCACTTCAATCACCGTCCGGAACATTTCACCGTCCGAATGTGTGTCTTTCAGACACACACACATTTCGGACGCTATGAAATTTTGTTCGATGGCGTTTTCGGACAACTCAGGACGCACTTTCGGACGCTTTTAGGACACTTAACATGACTTTCGGACGTTTCATTTCGGACGCTTCAATACTTAAAAAATCACTTTCGGACGCATTTCGGACGCTAACCCTGTTTTTGCCTACTTTTTAGGCATTTCTTGATGTTTTGGCGGCAAATCCGGACGCACTTTCGGACGCTTAAAAACCTTCTTCGTTAATCGGTTTGATCCACACCAGGTCGTTTCTCATGGCGGCAAACCCTAAATCGGTCAACTTATCCTTAATCTCCTTCCAACGCTTTCGCTTATCGCTATCCTCCACATCGCTTCCAAGCCTGGCGTATACCTCATCCCGCCAACGCTCAAGCGTCACCACGCGATGGCGTTCTCCTTGCACGATCTGGTATTGCCCTTCCGTCTTAATGACATGGCGTAACGCTTCCCTGCCCATCGACTGATGCTTACCCCTTCCTGCGTTTGGCTTTGATCCTTGTGGCGGCTTAAAGCCAACGCCATCGGGTAATTCACCAACGAATGGCTTAACCACTAACGTGTTGGCTGAGTCATCCTCGAACCCCAGGTTCAGCTTGGCGGCTGACGTTTCGTGCGTTTCGTGCTGATCAAAGTTCACCGATTCCATGGAGAAATGAATCTCCACACCGTCCTTGCCATCCTTTTGCTTGGTCACTTTAAGCGTGCCTGACATTTGATCGGTATGGCGGGTAATCTCAATTTGCGTATCCACTGCACCTAGAAAGCTGGAGTGACCGCGCAACCCTAATGAAGCATCCTTACCTGAGTGGTGGACAACCAGGAGTGCTGCGCCCGTGGCTTCCTGCAAGCGTCCACAGTTACTGATGAAACTTCCCATATCCTCGGACGCGTTCTCGTTTCCGCCGCCAAAGGCGCGGGCTAAGGTGTCAATAATGATCAATTTCGGACGCTGAATTTCGGACGCTCTGATGGCGGCAATCAAATCAGCAAAGTCCTGATCAGATGACCTTAAGTTGACTTGTGAACGAATGACGCCAACGGGAATATCCTTGAGTTCATACGCATGGCGTAAACCCGAAATCCTTGTGCCAATCCCGCCATGCCCTTCACCGGCGATATATAAGACTTCACCCGCACTTTGCACTTCGTGCGCCAGCCACGAATCCCCACTCGCGATCATGGCGGCTAAGTGCAACGCGATAAACGATTTGAACGTACCAGGCGGGCCGTACAGCGCCATAAACCCTTTCTCCGGCACAATCCTGTCCACCAACCACTTGACCGGCTCATCCTTGGCGTCACGCCACATCTCAACGCGGTAGCGTTGCGCTTCCTGCGCCTCGATGACTTCGGCAAACGGTTCACGCTCAGGAACAACGGACTCCGGTTCCGTTTCTGATCTCTCATCAATCACTAATCGCTGTGGCGGTGTAACGAGCTCGAAATCGTCAATCACGCTGGCTTCCGCTACGCGTTTGGCGAACTCCTCAAACGTAAACCCACGGCCAATGAACTCCTCAGCGTCATCGCCAATCGCTGACTCGTCATCAGCTAAGTCCACCACTTTGATTGCTTGCGCTACGCCAAACAAGTCACGCACAACGCGCCTGGCGTACTTCCAACCCGGTCTATCGTTATCCGGTAGCACCACCACCAAGCGACCATGAAACCATGGTGTGATGGCGGCAGGCCACTCAGAGGAACCCGCGTGCGCCGATATGGCGACCACATCGAACATGCCAACCAAAAACTCTGCGGCCTTTTCGCCCTCGGTCACGAATACCGGCGCCATGGGTCTTGCGATCATGAGCGGTAAGCCAAACGGTATGGGCGTCCAGTTGCGGATCGTTGGTACGCGCTCGCCATTGATAAGGTGGTATTGGCGGTACGTCTTACCGCCACCTTCAACGTCATACCTGACCTTTTGCGCCGTGACTTCGCCGTTTTCATCGATGTAGTCCCACGCCATCACCTCCTTCATCGTTGGCGGCACTATCGGCCTGATACCCGATAAAGGATCACGCGCAACTAAGGGACGGTTCCAGTTCAACGAATTAGGCAAGTGCGGTTTGATGGCGGCAAACACATCCTCCTGATCGCACCCGCCAAAGCACTTAAAGAGAAACTTCTCACCGAGTTGCGTAATCGCAAGCGATGGATGCCGATCACCTTTGCCGTTCCCATGGCCTGGCACAGGACAAGACGCAAGCCACCCCCTCTTATAACGCTTGGCGTTACCAAGCGCTGCGGCTAATAGTTCTGCGTTCACTGACTTCCTCTTATGTTTTGACTTAGTAACCTGAATGCTGCTGCCGCCACTGCTGGAACTTGCCCATTTCCAGTGGCTTTATATCGCTCCATCCTGTAGGCCATCCCATCAGATATTCGTGAATCTCTGGGGTCGCTCGACCAAACACTTGTTTCCAAGCCCTGCAAGAAGCCCACTTTTGCATGGAATCGGCGCAATAGTTTGCTTTCGTTGTCGGGGTATGCAAGTAACCAATATCTTTCCCGTATGTGGTCTGCACCCAAGTCTGCCGCGCTAAGGGGAATTGCTTTGGTTTTGTAACCCATCTGCTCAAGGTCGTCTGCCGCTTGGTCAATTGCAACTCGGCTGACGTTTTCGGCAAAGACGTACCTGGGAGCGACATCTGCCACGACTCGACGCATTTCCGGCCAAAGATCATCTGCCGTGTTTTTTCCTGCTGCGGCGTTGCTGTAAGCCTGACAAGGAAACCCTCCAGTGACGACATCAACAATCCCGCGCCACGGTCTGCCGTCAAAGGTACGAATGTCATCCCATATCGGGAATGGGGTTCTAAAGCATCCATCATTTTGTCGCTGTGTAAGAGCGCATCGGCAGTACCAATCCAACTCGACAGCGCAAACTGTTCTGAATCCAAGCATTTGCGTGGCAAGCAAGCCTCCACCAGCGCCCGCGAAAAGAGCCAGCTCATTCATCACCTCGGCGCCGCCGGATTGCCTTGCAGTACAACGCCCTCATGCACCGGACCTTTGAAGTCATGGCGGACAATGGACCCTGCTGAAATCTTCACGCGGTTAGCGATTTGCTTACCCGGCAAAACATATGACCCAATGCCCATAATCACCGCGACGCCAATCACGCAATCGCCGCACACTTCCGTATTCGGAAACATCGTTGTCCATCCATGAATCACCGAGTCATGCCCAACCGTTGCGTTCGTATTCATAAACACAAAATCGTTGATCCAGGCATCCGCCGTAACGATTACTTGCGGCGCTAAAACGCAACCCTTGCCAATCTTCGCGTAGGGCGATACCGTACAAGTGCTGTGTATGTACGTCCCCCATCTTTCTTCGTTCTTAGCAACAATGGCCTGCTTTGCATCAGGGTCCGCCACAGCAAGCAAGAATTCAGCACCAGGAAACGCGCCCTCTCGGATGCTTTCCACCACGGGATACTTGGCGGCATAGCGCTT